AAATTTGGATTATTTTCACCCAAATATGCTTTTCTTCTATATTCCGCAACGCATTTCGTTGAACAGAAATAACCTTGTGTCCTTTTATATCTTCTTTTTGATGATTCTTTTAAATGAAATGTTTTACCACATTCGGTGCAAACGGTATTTTTTTCACCACACAATTTGACATTAGCACATGCTTTTGAGCAATATTTTGCTTTATCACCACGACTATCAATTACTTGAAATGGCGTTCCGCAAGTTAAACAAGTTTTATTTGTCATTGTATTATCATTTTTAGAATAAATACTCGGTGTTATTGAAAATAACAATAAACCCAATAATATTTTTCTAAAAATCCTCATTATCTATTATCTCCACTTCCATGTAATGTACCTCTATCCCTTCTGGACTTTAATTTTTCAATATTTGCATCAGCAACGTCTTCCATCTTGATGCCAAGATTATCGCACATTGAAGATATATACCACAAAATATCACCAAGCTCCTTTTTAATTTCTTCAATATGCTCTGGCGTAATAAAACCACCTGCATCACGGATAATTTTTTTGATTTTTCCTTGAACTTCACCCGCTTCACCAAGACCCAAACCATCATATGCTACTGCAAGCAATAATTTAACGTCTTCAGGCGTGTCTGGATGCTCTTCGAGAAATTTATCTAACGATATTTTAAGAAAATTTGCTTCTTTTTGGTATTCGCTAAATGTAGTTATCTTCATTCTCCCAATTTTTTAAAATCCTCAATCATTCCCATTATTTTATCTGCTTCATCGCCTCTTTCAATAGCACTTGTGACGTTTTTTACAAATTCATCTTCAATTGTTTTGGATAAATTTTCTAATTCCTCTGCTTTTTCAAGTGCAAATCTGGCTTGTGCGCCATTATCCATTTCAATTTGGGAGAATAGTGTGTTATTAATTGGATGTTTTGCATCATAATTACTTTTTTCAGCATAAAATTTCAATGCTTGTCTGAATAATTCAACAACATTTTGATTTTCTTCAAAATTATTCATCTTCCTCAATTTTATTTTCTTCGATTATTTGTTTTGCTTCAGCAATTTCTGTCGGGTAAAGAGTAAATTCTTTACGATAAGGATATTTTGAGTTGTTCCTTATGTTTTGATGAAAGAATTTGCCTTGAGATTCGGCATTTTCAAATTGCTGATACATGTCAGGGGAAACATTCTCATATGAATACGTACCACCCCTATTAAAAGCAATATAAAGTCGCTGTGCTTGATGAAAATATGTTGTTTTTAGGATGTTGTCTGAATCAAAGATGGCTTCAATATACCCCACGCTACCATCTTCATTTAAAACTTCTTTACGCTCTACTAACATTTTAAATCAATTAAGTAGGCAAATATAATGAATTAAGATTTAAAGTGCAAGAGTATTTATAGAAAAATGATTATATGTCACTTCCGAAAAAAGTTAAATTGACACTTGATACCAATCCCCCAAAGGTTGGTACTGAATATCTTAAATACGGCATGGACAGAATTGAAGAGTTAATGCGCCAAACAGATACCAAAACAAAGTATTTGCCAAGAACTATTGAACTCGAAGATTTAGACCAAGCACTTTTTGATTATGTCAATCGTGACGGAATGCAATTAACAATTGACAATAAATTAGTTCCAACATTTTATCTTGATAATGACCGTTGGGGAGAATTTTCTAAGACTTGGAAGTTTATGGATAACGATAAAAACGTTCCCACTCCATACATTACAGTTAGACGTATTGACAAACAACCCGGCACACGTATTGGTAACAAATATCGTATTCCACAACCACGTAAGTTCAGATATATGAACGTTCCAATATTGGATAATGGTGAAGTAATATACTTACAGTTTAAAATGCCCGAACCCGTGAACGTTGATTTAATCTATGAAGTAGCATTGTTTACCAAATACCGTGTTGATGTTAATCAATATGATGAACAAGTGTTGAGAAATTTTGCGTCCCGTCAAGAATATCTTTTCATTAAAGGTTCACCAATGCCATTGCATTTTGAAGGTTTTGCTGAAGCCAATCCAATTGAAAATATTGATGGTGACAGATTTTTTGTATCAAAATATGCTCTCAAAATCCTTGGTTTTATTCAGGATGAAAAAGAATTCGAAATAGTTAAAACAACAAGACAACCAAAAATTGGTTATATTGTGTAATATTTTCCATTAAGATAGTTGAATGTGTTACCGCTTGGATAATCTTGGGTAAGATTCTCAAAGTTTTCAATCGTATCATTAACCCTATCAGTATATTGTTGATATGTGGTATATTTCAACTCTTTTGCATTTAATGTAAGCGATGATGCAAATGACGGTGTTTGGATTTCCCAAGTATTGTTTGCTAAATTCAACTTTGTCTTAAAATACATTCTTAGCGAAGTTCCCTCTGATTCATTATCTTGATTGTAGAAGACATGAAGCTTGCCAATCTTTGCATTATAAAAACTGAATTTAGTATATCCTGTTACAGTAATGCCAGTTTGTGAATTAATATATGATATTGGAATATACCAACGATAAAGTTCGCTATTGGATGTGGGACTTATTAGGTAAGTTGGACTGTTACCGATTTTTGCCAAATATGTTGTAAATATTTTATTTTGTTCATAAATATCAAATGAATCATAGTATTCTAAGATAAAAAAACTGTTCTGTGCACTGAGAGATTTATTTATAACTTCAACACTTGTAAATCCCGGAATTGTAAAATTAATGCCATATGAATCCAAAGCACTATTATAAAACGAAAAATTAAGCGTGGTTGCATCATTAATTGCATGCTTAAATCTACGAACCTCACTATCAGTAACAGGATTTACCAGATTATTTGTGGTGATAGTAGTTAAATTATCAATCTCCTGTTGGAAACCAGTAAATGCATCATGTAAACCTAACCTAACCTTTAAGCTTATCTCCTGATTCTTGAGTCTTATGGTTTCTTTCATTAACGGCATGGCTTTCCAATATTATTTATATTATCTACAACTGGTGTTGTATTAATTTCAGTAGGTGCTCCGAATTTAATTTGACTGAACACTGCGAGAGTATTTGCATCATTTAAATCAGGGATTATATCTAACACCATTGTTGAAAACAAATATCTTCTTTTATTTACAAATGGATAGTCAACGCCTATTTCACTTAACGGGTCAATATATCCTTGTTCTAAGATGTCTCTCCAAACATAATTACCCGTTCCGACAGGATATTCAGTCGCATAGTTCGGAATTGATGATACCTGTTCGTATGATGTTCCACTCACGTTTGCAGTATATATTTGTTCAGTAAAATATCTTAGTCTTAACGGAATAAATGGATTATACTTCCAACTAAGTCTTTTAATGGTGTATCCATCCAAATATGGTGTTGAGATGTAATACGTTTGTGGTGAAAATTGCTCCTGTAAGAATAATGCTTTTGAGTATTCAATTAAATCACCAATGTTTTCATTAATACTTGTTCTTACAAAATCTCCAATGTTAAATGTTATTGGTGTGAATGCGACTTTACTTGGAACACCAGTCACCGACCATCTTGTAAATGAAAAGTTTTCAGTTGGAATCGAAGCATTCTTATATTGTGCATATAAAAATAGCTCTGTTGCAGGGAAACCAAACTCATCAAAATAATCAGAAACATCGAAATCAACATTAAAATTAAATGAATATGCCTGTTCACCATACACATTATTCGCAAAACCTATTGGGAATAGTTCAAATTCATTTGGTGTGGCGATTACTTGAAAATACCTGACATGCTCGATATCGTTACCAACGATTTTAGTGTAGCCACTAACTGCTGGTCTAACCAAATAGAAATCAAATGAATTTAATATCGATTTTGAATTTCCGGTAAATATGGGTGAAAAGTAATGCTCAAGCTTCGTGTAATTATTTCTCAATCCATTTAAAAGAGAGAGGTATTCGATTTTACCATAAATTCGATAAATGGCATTTGCTTCTCTTTCAACATTGAATTGCTCAGTCGCACTCAATACGTTTCTTGCATCATATTCATGAACTAATGAACGCTTATTGGATAATTCTACTTTTTGAAAAGTATCAACGTCAACTGTCCTGATATTTTGCGCACTATGTAGTAATATTTGCGTTTTTTCATCCATATACTATAAATACCTTGAAAATTTTTTCTATTTTTTGTAACATTTTTAAATTCCTTTCGTATAAGTAGAAAATGTTTAACTTAAAAACTGTAAAAAAATGAAAAAAGTAGCTTATTTAACAATGATGTTTGTCGCACTGACTCTTATGAGTTTCAGTTGCAGTAAAGACGATGATGACCCGATTGTTCCTGATTTTACCGCACAGGATTTGCTTGGTAACTGGAATTTTGTTTCTCTGGATTTCAATGGCACTGTCTATGACACTCCTGATGAACTCACAGCACTGAATGTGAATTACGACCTTGTTGCTCTGAATTTCAATTTTACCGCATCTGAGGTAACGTATTCAACAACATATGTCGATGCAGGTGATGAAAATCCGTTTATAAGAACTTACGACTACACATTTTCCAATAACATTATAAACTGTGATGACCAGCTTAAATTTCAGGTGGTAAATACCAGCACATTTAATAACACGGTGCTTAAACTGAAGCTCACCTATTGCTCACAAAGCGGAACGGTTCTAAATGGAACATATACATTAGAAAGGTAAATAAAAAACCCTCAACCGAGGGTTTTTTTGTTTTAAATAATTCCCAATTCACTAAGAAATTGAATGCAATCAGCACTATCAAATCCCTTATAAAAATATGTTTTAGTATCGTTCGTATTGGTTGGAACACCATCAACTTTCCCGCCATCAATTGGACACGGTGCTGTCCATCCCGGTGGAGTGTATGCCCCATTACGATATTTTCCTTTCAAAGTATATGTGGGTAATTCATTTCCATTAACACCTGTTGCTTTAAATCCCTTTTCCATCTTTCTCATTTCTAAAATATCTTCTTTTGGGATATAAATGAAATCAGTCCAGTTTAAGTCAGAACGTGCCATAAATTGAGTGTTTAACACACCAGCAGCAATTGGGTCACTATTTGCACTGTAAAAATGAACATTAAATGAACTATTATTTTCAAGCTGTCTTGTAAAGTGGTCGGCAGAACGCACACTTCTAATTTGTGACCAACCTTGTGTCATATAACCAACCTGTGGCAAATGAATTGCAATATTCATCCAGTTTGCACCAAAACACGGTGCAATCACACCACTAATATTGGTTGAAGAATTGCTTGGAAATTGAAATTCGCTATTATTGTACGCATATTCACCAGTATCTGGGTCAATAGGACCGTAACTACCATTAATTATAATTCCGACATTATTAAATGCGCCATAATCTTTAGCATTATTTATGTAATCACCTTTGAAAAATCCGCTTGTTAATCCAAACTGGTCAGGGTCGCTTGTATTTTTATTATATGTTAATCCATGAAATTTAGCAAAACTATAAAAACTTCCACCCGAAAAAGTATAGTGTTGTTTTCTCCATCTTATATTATATGCGTCATTTGTACCTGCATAAGATGTCCCCGGTTTTGAAAAAGTTTCATTTCTTGGTGCATGCTGTGGAAATTTTAACTTATATCTGAAAGGAGTTACAGTTGTATTGTCTCCAATTGAACTACTGAATTGCATTGGTATTGTTTCTGGGGTAATTTCCAAAATAACAAATCCTCTAAATTTGGTAAACACACCCACAGATGAATTATTATCAACAGGCGTTTTATTGCCCTGCTCGTCAGTTACTATTTTATTTCTATTACAACTAATAATAAAGACAAAATCACCATCTCTTTTATAAAACGAATATTCAGAGGGGTCTAATAATAGCATATCACTACCATCGTCAGCAACATCACCATTATCAATATCTTCATCGCTAATAGTTGCAGGATAGTAAAATATTTTTTCACTTATTTTGCCGATTCTTTTCGATGCCATACCAACAGTGACATTTTCATTTGACCTTGCATGAAACAATTCTTCAATTCGTTTCGTGCCACTGTCATCTTCGTCACCCCACATAGCACCATCGCCATCGGTAAAAACGCTTCCGAACATTACAAACGTACTTGTCAACACTGAACGTATTCTAAAATCTTGACGGGTAATTCCAATCTCGAAATTAGTGCTGTCACCCCAGAACGGAATTATATCAACACTAATTTCCTGTGTTTCAATATGTGGTAAGTCGCCTAAATCATTGCTTGGTTTGATTTTACTGTTATTTTCTGTAAATAAATTTGGAGAATATCCTAAGTTTGTTACCATAGCAGCAGGTGTCATTGAATATTCACCGATGTCAGTAATATCAACGCTTAGATGAACGGTTTGCGTACCAACCGGAACACCAAAAATCATATAATCACCAGAACTATTGGTCAGTGCAGTATATTTATAATATTTTTTATATACTTTGAGATAATTACTGTTTGTTACAATTTCCTCTTTGATTGGAAACGAACCAAATGGTTGCTTTGGTGAAGACACGCCAGTATTTGGGTCAACCTTCGCAACACGTGGCAATAAGTTATATCTTTTACCATCATTGTTCTTATCTCTGGGTGTTTTATATGGATAAATGCTAACAATATCTCCGTCTTCCGCATCATTGTCATCTAATGGAATAAAGATACTAACTTTAGCGTTTGGAATACCAATACCACCATTTGCTATTACTCTACCCACCAAAACGCCATAGTCTGCATTAAAATCTCTGTACACGTCAGTAGTGTCAATGCTCATCGTAAGAAATTCAAGCTGGTTTATGTCCTGTTCGAGTTTTACCTTGACATATTTATCCGTGTTGGGATTATCAACATCCAAATAAATTCGCTGTGACTTATTCATGCAAAATTTGTTTTTCATAAATACTAACAATGAGAAATCCTTACTGTTGTAAAAAAATTTTTAAAAAAAAATGAACTTTTTTTTTCGGGAAATTTGTGGGTAAAAATTCCAAAAAATTAAAAATCTGGAAAAATTTGGAATTAAAAAATCCAAAAAAGTCAAAATTTGAATTTATGGACAAGAATGACAGGGAGATAATAATTGTACGAAATCGCCTTTTCAAATCTTTTTTAGTATTTATTTGAAAAAGATTGAACATCGAAAAAATAATAAAAATTAAAATAATTAAATAAAATGGCAGAATTCGTATTTACCTCACCGGGTGTAAAATTCAGAGAAAGAGACCTTACATTTGTTACACGTAATATAGGTATAACAACTTTGGGTCTTGTTGGTGAAACATTAAAAGGACCTGCGTTTGAACCTGTATTCGTTCAGGATAAAACTCAGTTCGCACAGAGATTTGGTGCACAAAGTACAAAGAGATTTTCGAGTGGTTTGCTTCAATATCAACTACCTTATGTAGCCAATGCTTACCTTGAAGAATCTAATCAATTATATGTAACCAGAGTATTGGGATTGTCAGGATATGATGCTGGTACTGCATGGAATGTTGTTCTTGAAGCGGGTGTTGACCCAAATACAGTTAAATTTGTATCATCTGGAACTACATTAGAACCGTTTACCGATGGAGAGTACTTTGATGTCTCATTAGGTCATACCGGGCAAACAGGGGTGGCTTTTCTTGGATTTCATAAAGTATCAGACACTTTATTTACTGGTACATCGCACATATTTACAGTAGTATCATACACTCCCGCTACACGTAGTGGTGTTGTTAGTGACATACAAAGCATATTTACTGGTAGTTCATATACTCAATATGAAGATATGGTGCTTGCTGTTATAAGAAGCAGGGGTTATGTTAAAGATAATGTGAATGCTATACCAACCACAATATTTGACACATATCAAGACCCCACAGACGATGGCTTGATTATCGTCCCTTCAGCTAACACTACTATTGAAGGACTCACTGGCTTTTATGGTGATATGTTTGGCACATTTAAATTGACCGCAACTAATAGGGGATTAAAAGTACCCCCACCAACATCGCCTTCAGAAGACCCATATAGTGGTAGTACTGAGTCATATATTGTATCATTAAATCCAAATTCAACAAGTTTTATCCCATATGTTGTTGGTTCAGAGCCAAAAGATAAAAATACGAAAATTTGGGTGCAAGCAGTATATCCAGATTTAATTAAATGGTTAGATTCTGCTGGTGATACGTATCCAACAGGCTTAACAAAGTATGGTATTGGCGGTACTGCTCCATATGGTTACGGTGTTAAATCAGAACTATTGCATTCTGAAACCGATGTGTTTATTGATTATAAAACTCAGTTTAAAACACCTGAAACTCCTTGGGTTGTATCACAAATTAAAGGTAGTAGCGTTGACAGATTGTTTAAATTCATTAGCATTTCTGACGGTGATGCTGCAAACCAAGAAATAAAAATCAGTATTACAAACATCAAGCCTGACACATTAGAATTTGATGTGGTAATTCGTGATTTCAATGATACTGATGATAATCCAGTAATTCTTGAACAATTCTCAAGATGTAATTTAACTGTTGGTACAACTGGCTATATTGCACAGCGTATCGGTACTTCTGATGGTGAATATGACCTTCAGAGCAGATATGTGATGATTGAATTGGCTGATTCAATTGAACCCGGTGTATTTCCAGCAGGTTTTGAAGGTTACATGTTTAATAGATATGATACTATTGTTACCGAAGGAAACTTTGATGCAGTAGCACCTGAAATACGTTATAAAACTAAATATGATGATGATGAAAGACCAAGAAAAGTATATCTTGGCATTTCAGAAAAAGCATATAGTACTGGCAGTGTTGCTGGAACTGGAATTAATCAGAATTTTTTCAATTTTAACAATTCTAATGCAAGCTTTAATTCAACTGGTTTCACTAAAACTAAGGGTTTTCATATGGATGTTGACGCAAGTGTAGTAACATCATTTGGATACTCATTTGAATCTGGTGACGGTAAATTCCAAACAATTGAAGACATTGTTGAACCAGATAGTCCATATTATGAATTGATTTCAAGGAAATTTACCTTAGTTCCTGCAGGTGGTTTTGATGGTTGGAATGTTCACAGAACAGAACGTTCATACGGTGACAACTTCTCATTAAATAAAATTTATGATGGCGTTGTTCCTAACGGAAATCCAACAAATGACTTCCAAGCATGGCAGACTGCAATCAATACTTTTGCAAACCCAGAAGAAATAACAATTAACTTGTTTGCAACACCGGGTATCAATTGGAGTGCACAGAACATATTGGTTCAAGATACAATTGATATGATTGAAGAACAAAGAACTGATAGCTTGTATGTTATTGATGCTCCTGATAGCTCAATTCAGCAAATAATTGGTGAGCCTAAAGTTGACGTTATTGCAGCACAGGATATCGCTGATTTGCTTGATGCAGCAGAAATTGATAGCAACTATGCTTGCACATATTTCCCTTGGATTCAGATGAGGGACACACAGAATAACGTTAATGTTTATCTTCCACCGACTGGTGAAGTTGTAAAAGCAATGGCATTCACCGATAACACTAAATTCCCTTGGTTTGCACCTGCTGGTTTAACACGTGGTGTAACTGATGCAAGGAAATCTAAGTATAAATTATCTCAGGAAGCATGTGATGTTCTTTATGAGAATAGAATTAACCCGTTGAAAGACTTTGCAGATGCTGGTACAGCAATCTTCGGTCAGAAAACATTACAGGTTAAGGAAAGTGCTCTTGACAGGGTTAACGTTCGTAGGTTATTGCTTCAGATTAAGGTTCTTATTGCAAATATCGCAATCAGACTTGTATTCGAACAGAATGACCAGACTACAATTGACCAGTTCTTACAGAAAGCAACTCCAATTCTTGACAATATTAAGAGAGAAAGAGGCTTGTATGAATTCAGAATTAAAATGGATGACAGCAATAATACACCGGAGTCACGTGACAGGAATGAATTGTATGGTGAAATTTTCTTGAAACCTACACGTGCAGTTGAATTTATTGGTATTACATTCACTATTACTCCTACTGGTGCATCTTTTGCTGACGTTGGTGCATAATGTGATTTTTTTAAAGGGAAAACCCACTAAGTCAGTGGGTTTTCTTTTTTCGAGTATTTATGAAAAAATAATTTTATTTTAAAAGTATAAAAATGGCAAGAAGAATTAATAAAAGAAGGGAACTTGATTCACTTGAAGAAACAACAAAAAGCGAAAATATTGTTGAAAAAGAGCCAATTAATGTCAATTTAAACATGGGAATTCCAGAGGTTGATAGTGAAGGTAATATAATACATGAAATGTCAACACCTGTTGACGAATCAGCAGAATTATCATCAATCGAATTATCATCTGCACCTGAAGAAGATGAAGAAGAAAAAATTGTTGCAACTATTACGGAAGAAGAAGTAAAAGACCTTGACGAAAAATTTGGTATTGATGCGGAAGAAGAAATTGAAAAAATCTTTACTGAAAAGGAAGTTGAAGTAAAAATATTACCAAAACAGCCAAGAAGCATAGCAGGTTTATCACGTTCTCAATTAAGAATCTTCGAAAGAACTGGCAGATTACCAAATTAATTTTAATTACGGAAGTATTTATGATAAAATAACAAAAAAAATAATTTACAACTTAATAAACAAATAACATGGCAGGAGAAATGATTAGGGGTATCCCTTTCGAATATGAACCAAAACGTGTAAACAGGTTCTTCGCTGAATTTGCAGACGAATTGGGCATTGAAGTTTGGAAAGTTCAAAAGTTTAAAAGACCTTCAATGAAAATCAACTCAGTTCCGATTCAATATATGAACGAACAAAACTATGTAGCAGGTAGATATACTTGGGACGAAATGCAATTAGTATTCCTTGACCCGATAGGTCCATCTACATCACAACAGCTTATGGAATGGGTTCGTTTACATGCTGAATCATTAACTGGTCGTATGGGTTATGCAGCAGGTTATAAGAAAAATATTCTTCTTAAAGCACTTGACCCAACAGGTGTTGAAGTTGAAAAATGGTTCTTGGAGCAGTGTATGATTACATCAATTGACTTTGGTGATAATGACTACTCAAATGATGAATTAACAAACATCACGCTGAACATACAACCGTGGAGATGTATTCTTAACCTTTAAGAAATACCAAGAAAAAATATCAAAACTCGCATCATTGGTGCGAGTTTTGATATAAACATTATTGGGAAACTAATACAAATTTAAATGAAAAATAGAATAAATTTAAATTTATTTAAAAACATTAAAGATAAAGAAATTGCATATATTTTAGGGTTGTTGTGGGCAGACGGTCATGTTACATTTGCGAACAATAATGCAAAAACACCAATAATAAAACATTCTGCAAAAGATTCTGACAATACAACATTTAAAGAAATATTAAAATTTTCGGGTGAGTGGAATTCATTTACTTGTAAAAATATTGGCTCGTATGCAAAAAAGCCAAAAACAATATCAGTTAATTGGATATCGAACAGGGAATTTGGTGAATTTTTAATTCAAAATCAATATCGTAATAAAGTTCAATCACCAGAAATGATTTTAGGGAAAATTCCACATGAATTGAAATCATATTGGTTTAGAGGATATTTTGATGGCGATGGGTCGGTCACAATAAAAAATAAGGGGCATCATTCGATTGCATTCACTGCAAATGAAAAGCAGGATTGGAAGTTTGTTGTTGATTTATTTCACGACCTAAATATCATCAACTATAAGATTAGGATAGTTAACAGTAGAGGGGGTACGTCTTCACAGATAAGAATTACAAATAAAAAGGATTTATTAAAATTTGAAGATTTTATATATTCCGATTATGATACAAATCGCTTGGGATTAGAAAGAAAACGTATTCAATTTAAAAACCTTTAAGTTCCGCAATACGATTCTCAACAATTTTTTCGGCATAATATGACCTATCTTTTGTTTTAATTAATTGATAACTATCATTATTATGTGAAAACCAAACAAGATATGATTGCCCCAACTTAATTCCAGTATTCTTTTCGATAATATATTTATATAAGTCAAGTTGTAAAGAATATAACTCCAAATCACAATCTTCGAGCATAAATAAATCACCAAGCAGATGACGGCTTTTCATTTCAAATGTGAAATCTTTATTCGTTTTCCAATCATAAAGTTGCAGTACTTTATATTTGACGTTCCAAAACAGCATATCAAGCATACCCGCAATTAAAGATTCCTTGTCATAGACAACAAATTCAGTTCGAATTGGTATTAATTTACCATGAGAAGCTTTATAAAATCTATCAACATGTTTTTTTGTTATTTCATATTCTCTCTGAACCGGGTCAAATCCAAATTCATTTAAAATAAGCTGTTTTGGATATTCGTATTTTTTATTTTGAAAGAGATTTTCAGCATAATCGTGTATTGCAGAACCTTTTATTGTACCTTTCTTGTTAATAAACTCCCATGCTCTAAGAATTTCCTTCTGGTCAATGCTAAATTGTTCGCTTTTATAGTTTGACCAATACTCTTCGTTAAATTCTTCTTGATATTTATGAATGATTGTGGTTACTGAAATAAGTTCCTTTCCATCAACAAAATATTTGTGTGGCTCATCAAAAAATGTGACATCATTAAATGTCGTAAACAATTCAGGCGGTATAATAATTTCTGAATTCATATGAGGCAAATATACGAAAATTTTAATTAGTTACAATATTGTTTTGTAAAATTGCCTCAAAATTAATGCTTTCCAAATCCTTAATGATTGAATTTTTATCTGCTGGAAGTCCAGAATATCCATGAATGTGGTTAATAATTGCCCTTCTGATAATTTCCAACGCTTCAGCTAATACATCTGCTCTGGCAATTGGATGTCCTTCATCGAAAATTCTTTTTCTATCCTCTGGTTTTAATCTGGCTGCTTTAAATTGTGGATTACCACTGTGTGAAATAATGGCAATCTTATCTGCCATCATTATTGCATTACTATAATATTCGTCAGTATCGTCTTTTGTTTCATACACAAGACTTATCTGTGCAGGGTTTTTGGTGTTTAGTTTTAAAATGTTGTCGTTTTCATGTTTACCAGCACGAATGTGTACTTCATTAATACGCAAAATTACATCTGTATTAATTTTACCCACAAGTGCCACATCATTCATCAATGGAAATACGCCATCGGCATCCGGGTATGTTGATGGTGCTGGTTCTGGGTTAGTTAAACCAATGTTTGTGGTTGATAATGCAGTATATACTGAATCAAATCCAATTTTTTGCATTTGAGATACAACGCTACCCATCCAGAATCTGCTTCTTTGCGGAAACCTAATGTCTTCAATAAACACTCTCACAATTTCACCCACTTGTGGATAAATGTGAAAGAATTTTGGAAGCATTGGATAGCACCAAGGCAAATCAGATAATGCAGTTCTATTATCCAAATCAGCTATTTTTACCTTAATCCTTCCACCTTCAGTAGCGTCATCAATAGATATTACTTCACCATAATAGATTGTTCTTGTGGTACTATTATCACCCTCTTTTTTATAGGGATTGCTTGTTTGTAATATGGGTTTATCGAATGACATTATCTTCTACTCATTTCTTCCATTAGTTCAACATAATTTTTTTCAAGTTCTTCTAATATGACAAGTCTTTCATTTATTTTTTTTTCAATAACTTCAGATTCAAAAGTGAGGTCAATGACTTCCTTTTTCAATAAGTCATATCTTGCTTTAACATCATTAACCATTTTAAGTAGTTGAGTTGCAGTATGTCCTGATAAATTTTCCATTATTGTATAACTCCATATCCTTTAGAATAAGTAATTGTTGCACCAAACACGGTAACAGGACCTGTTGGTGAAATACCCGCAGCATTAAGTGTAATTCCCGGTGGAATTGCCACACTAATAATAGCGTCCTGTTGAAGTGCTTTTACAATTTCTTCAATTCTTATCCTTTCCATAATTTCATCAGGAGAATTACCACCTGATGGTAGTGCACCAACAGGCAATCCAGCCTCACTTTTTCTGGCAATAATACGTGAAGCAATCTTGGTCGGTGATAATCCCGGACGTTTCGGAACACCCACTAATATAAGGGGTGTTGGAATCGGGGGAGAACCGCCAACAGACGATAGTTTCAATATCTTATCGAAACCACCGATGATTGATTCTATGCTATTGAAATTAATAGCCATATTATTTTGCTACTTTTAACGCTTCTTGCATTAATTTCAATTGAGGTATTGATACCCATTTCCAACCCAAAAACATTTTAGTTGCAAGTCTTCTGAACCAATTTGGTCTAACGGTTGTTGCGAGTTGTGTGCCGTCTATGCTACCATCGATAAGGTAAACGCCAACGAACTGTTTGTTTAATTTCTGGTCTACTATCATAATTTTATGTAATTAAGCTTTTTAATATACCTACGTACTGATTTATTTTTTCTTGTATTATTCTTTTCACTATTGGAACAAGCATTGCGATTAAAAACGATACTATTAATTCAAATATAAATTGATTTATCATTCTCATCAAGTCATTCAACATACATTTAATGAAAATTTTAAATTTTTTCATGTCAGTCCTTGGGTCTCCAATTTTCGGTGTTCCTGTTGGACTTTCAAATGCACTAATAATTGCCTGAAGCATTCTAACTTGAGGCGATGATGTCATCAATTGTGCCAATATTTGTTGCACCATTTTTATTATTCTCTGAAAGAAGCCATCTTTTATAGTTTCTTTATTTTCTTGTTGCGTTTCTTGTATGTTAGCCGTACTTTGTTCAATAGTGCCTTCAACCAAATTTCCCACCGCAAACGTATCGGTTGAACCAGATACTTGTTGAATTAAATCAATCATATCGCCTAATGGAAGTTCTGCACCAATAATACCACATCCCATATCGTAATAAACCACGCCATCAATCAATGCTTGTGCTTGCTCAAGTAATGCATCATAATCGCTTTGTGAAATCTCAAAACTATCGTCATCTTGAAGTAGTTGGTCAATTAATTTTGAAACCTGCAATTCATTATATACCTGTTCAACTGTTTTATTTTGATTTGAAGTAACACTTCCGTAAACAGCATTCATCACATTGGTTAAGAACTCTTTCTTTTCAATAATAACTGTATCTTCAATGTAGTTTCCAAGCCATTGACCAATGTTTTGTGACGATGATGCGTTAGTAGCTTTAAAATTAAATTTATCGGTTGCAGAATTGTAAGTTATTGACACATTCTTATATACGACAGGAGTTCCGTCAAGAGTAATTGCCTCATATGCTTTACTATCAAAAGTATCGGTTGAACCATACAGCAAACTACCTGCACTTGAAGTTGGATTAGTCTTTAACTTTCCAAAAACATCAATATCCTTAACAGGCACATCAATACCACTACCCGTACTTTTAAAATAACTTGGAAGCTGAGAACCTGAATTATGTTGAATTAATTGTTTTTTTAATGTTTCTTTTATTTGCGGTTCAGCGATGTCGGTAAATTTTACAAATAAATCACCTGTTAATTGCTTCAGTGCATCACTACCAACAACAACTTTAAGTACATCAAGTAAATATGGAACAACATCCTTTTTATTGTTGATTGACGGAAATAAATTAGTGCCATCATTCTTCTGGTTTTTGCTTCTTTCCATGAATGATGTGTATGCACCAATTGTGGTGAAAACATTTTTCTTGTCGTCAATAAGTCCCATTACTCTTTATTTTCCTTTTGTCTTCTTTCAACTTCTTGCTGAACAAAATCCAATAAATTATTTCTTTCTTCTGTGGTTACTTCACGTTCATCAGATTTTTCTTTATTAGTTTTTTGCCCTGAAGAAGCTGGTGGAGCAGCACCTGTTTTATTATCAAAGACAACTTCCTTTAAATATCTAAGAAGCATGATTTTTTGTTCTTGGTTCTTAGCTTCTGCAGCAATGAGTTTTACGATTTGGTCTCCAATTGCAGCAATTTCACCGCCTTCTTTTACTTTTTGTTCCCATTTGGTAAACAAGCGGTTTAATTTTGCTTTAATGTTATGTGTTTCATCGTAAATTTCTTGAAGTAGTTTATTTACACTTTCTTCATCGAATGACAATCTTCTTCTTGGGGGTCTTGGCATGGCAATATAGTTTTAGTACATATAAATACACATTATTTTATTTTATTGTTAATCTTCCAAGTAGTCGATTTTTTCAATGAAATAGATTTCTTTGAATGGTTTTATTGCAATTCTAATTTCTTTGGTAGACAATCCGGTTTGTTCCTTTAAAAAGAGCAACACTTTATTTTTTGCAAATTTATTTGTTACTCTTTTTCCGTACTTTCCTTCCGGTGTGTCTTCCATAAACAAGACGTGCCAGTTTTTCAATACATTAACTATTGCATCGCCAACAACAACTTCGTTTCTCTTCATTGCCGGGTCATTGTTAATTCTGTCTTCAATTTTATTTACAACACAATTAATTAATTCTTCAAGTTGGTTTTGCTTATCAGTTTCCATTTCATATGCATATTCCACATTTTCATTAATTTCATCAATATGGTCATCGTATGAAAGATTGATTTTCTTCTCAGTATAACTTTTTTTGCCGTGGTCTTTATAATAGTTACGTATAATCGTTTGACAATAGCTATACGCTTTGGTTTTATTTCCCGATTTTGTAATTTTATTCGGGTTGAACTTAACCATATGCTCAATTAAATGAGTCAAAGCGTTTTCTTCAACTTCTCCCATATCATAGTTTCCAATATGTATTGGATAACGTCTTAATATGGACTGTATCATCTTTCGAAAAGGTTCAATCAGAATTTCATTATAGATTCGATTTTTTTCCTCACTTGAAGTTGAATTTATATAGTCAATAACGGCTTGCTCTTCCCTTTCTGCGAAGTACGGTGCGTTATTTTCATTTTCTTTCATTTTTCATGAATACAAAAAATATAAATTATTTTTCAAGTCTTGTGAGGTCAATGATTCTATCATTCATAAAATTGGATTCTTTACCTGCAGTTTCAAACCAGAACTTTCTTTCATTCATCGGCATTGTTTTCTGATATGTATCAAATAAACTGCCCGGTCTGGTTGCAAGATGCTTATATCCAATCTTAGGAATGGAATATATCTTACTTGCATTATTTAATGCTCTGAGTAAGAATTCATACATGAACGTTAACTTAATGTTTGATTTATATTTGCCAAGATTTTTAAATTCACTGAGCTTAATCACAGCACCCGATAGTTTAAAATCAGTGTACTGCTTGAGTGCTTTTGCGTTCAAAAATCCCATTTCACCGTTTTCTCCAACAAATTGCTGTGACCAAACCGTTTCATTCGTGAGTTTGAAACCTTCGTTCTTCTCGTTTGTTTCAACCATCATTGTCATGAAAACATCTACTTCAGGATATGCCTGAATGTATTTGGTTGCATTTTTAAAGAAAGTTGTGCTGTATTCATCATCAAATTCAAGTACCGAAAAATACTCGGTAGTTACTGATTCAACAGCAAGATTTACTTGTGATTGATAGTCGGTTTTACCCTCATTCTTTACAAGAGTAAATTTGGTGTACGGAAATTTATCTTGATATTTACGGATAGTGCCTTCTTTAAACCCTTCAATTGCTGCTTCAAGTTCCGGTGGAAACACTAAAACTAATTGAGGTAGTTCATCAACACTTTCTTGTTTTGCAATTGATTCTACTGCTTTATCTAAGTATAATGATAATTCGTCATTATACTCGTGAATTGGAATTATTACAGATATATTCATTTTAATTGTATTTTTATTTAAAATTATTTTTCTTCAACAACAGGGGGTTCGGTTGTGCTAATTTCTGGAATTACTGCCTGTGGCTGCGGTTGAATTGCATTATTGAACAATGCAATTCTCTGGTCAATAAGTCCCTGATATATTTCAGTCAATTCCTTTTGTGATGTTTCTTGACTGTATTTTGCAGCAATATTTGCCATTCTGCTATATAATTCAGGAGATATTGCATCATCCAAAAATTTAACAAGAACTTCACCTGCCAAAAGAGGTAAATCATAGAAATTTTCAGTCCACGCACCAGCATCATCAATTGCCTTAATTGCATTACCAGCCTCATCCCTTTCAATCATATATTCGGGCATGATGTCGGGTCTTAAACAGATTGGTATTACCCCGGATTTCATACATTCAAGTGGGAAAGTACCAAAAGATGCAATTCTGTCAATCCAAACTGCTGCGAAGTTTTCTTGTAATCTTTTTGCAAAGTCAACCCTTCTCATTGTCTGAGGCGGTTTACTCTTGGTAAGCATTGGGTCAAATGTCATCCAGTTGTATTGCGGATATTTTGCAAAGAATAGCTTCACAAATTTTGAAATTTCATTCGGATTCCTGCCAACAATTGAAATTATTGGTTTTTGTGGTTTCTTTGAAGGTTCAAAATAATCCGGGATACCAACAGTATATGTTTTTATGTTAAGTCTGTTTTTACCATAAAATGTTTCAAAGGTTTCTTTGAGTGATAGTGAAGTGGTAATCATATCACGAATACCAAAAGAAGTCCAATCTGTTCCCGGAATCAAAGCACTTTCCATATAATCAAGCGATTGAAGCAATCCAACCCTTAAACATGGAAGATTTTTTGTTTGTTCCATAATATTCGAATACACTTCGGGTATTACCATAACATCTTCCGGTCCTACCGTAAGTTTTGGGTCGGTCATTGGAACATGTTTGAATTCGGTGAGTTCTTTTTCAATCCATGTCGGAACAACATAGTCGCCTCTTTCAACCATCATTATTACTTCATAACCCATACTTTTCACAACGGTTGCGTGAAAATAAATTTCATATACTGATGCAATGGGATTTGGTGCATCTGGAACACAGAATAAGAATTTTGATTTCTTATTTGCAATTCTATCTAATGATATTTTAATCTTTTCGATTTTTTCTAATTCAGCTTGCTGTGCTGCATCATTTAATACGTCTGCCATTTTACTTATTTTTTATATTTAATTATTTTTTCGAATGTTGGATTCTCAATCAAATCATTGATTTGGAGAATTTCTAATGAACCTGCTTTAATGTCTTCGTTGTATGGTCTTCTCACCTTAATAAGTTTCTTACCCCAAGGTTCACCAAGCTTTAATATTTCAGGGTCTGATGTGATAAGCACATCAACATTTTTCCACATATCAAGTGAATTATCAACAAATTTATATTCTTTGAATCTGCTGGTCATTTTACTTAAAAAGAAAAGTGTTGGTGGTATGCTGAAATGATTTTCAACTGACATCACAACAAAATCAACTGCCTTATCATACATCAAAGAGAAGTTTTTAACATGTAAATCCATTCCCTTATACATAATTGGTGCGCTTCCATGTATTTCAAGACAATAATCTTCATACATGAAACGATTATACACTTCTTTTGCCGATAATTTAACTTCTTCAGGTTTTTTAAATAAAAATGTGTCAGCATCGGCTTCACCTGTTTTTTCGTCTACCTGATAATGTACTGGATTAATATCATCTGGCATATCTTCAGGTTCTTTTAATTCTTTAATTACTTCGGTAGTATCTTCCCAACGATATGTTTTAAAAAAATCATATGTATATGCCAGTGGAGTTTCGCTTGGAATTCCTTCTTCGCCAAATTCCTGCGCATAAAACCTATCAAACTGAAGCCATCTGGCTCTTAATACCTCATTAATGTCAATTCCTACTTTCAGTTTTTTACTCATCTTTGTTTTTCTTTAATAAATCTGCCTGAAATTGCAGTTCCTCTTGTAATTTTTTCATCATGTCGGTGTGTTGACGAACAAGTTCTTCGTCAGTAATGTATTTTGGATTAATACATTCAATTTTTGTATCAGTTGATTGAACCGGGATAACAATTAATTCCCCTTCAAATGAAGGAGCAATTCTATTTGTCACCTTTTGTACATATTCTGGAATGTCTTCAGAACGAATTCCAACAACCCCAATATACATTACAATTATTAATTTTTCTTCCATTTTATTCTAAATATAAAATCATATTATTAATATCATCATTAATATATCCTAAAAATTTGTTACAAGTGTGACATAATAATCCCCTCACTTCCATTGTTTTATGGTTATGGTCAACACATAATCTTTGTTTGAACAGTGATTGATGCCTTCCACATATTTTACAACACCCCTTTTGATTTTCAAACATTTTATTATATTCTTCTATTGAAATACCGTAATCTCTTTTATAAAAATATTTACGTAAAATTCCTTTATATTTATCCTTATTATTTTTTCGATACTCTCTCATATATGAATTTCTTTTATCCTTATTATTTTTTCGATACTCTCTCATATATAAAATTCTTTCGTCTTTATTCATAAAGTTTTACTTTAGATAATATTATTCATTTAAAAATGTATTAACTACATATACTAATACGACATACAATTAAAAATCTTGAATTTTGGTAAAAAATTTTTTTTGTAGTATTTATCGAAAACAATAATAAAGTATAAAATTTTATAAAATATGGCAAGAGAAGGAGAAATACCACAGAAAGAATCAATCGCTGATGTATTGAAGAAGTATAAAGAAACTCAAACTACTCAAACAAAAGCACCGACTGCAGTTGGAAATGCGATTCCAAATGCGCCTGTTTTCAATCAGCAGGAATTTGAAAAAGCGATGTCAAAGGAAACCGACCCGGATTTAATGACATCGTATGAAATTGTTAAATTACCATCAAAAGGCGTTTTTTATTCACACAAAATTTCCGAAGTTGCTGTTGA